ACCATCCATCAATACAACGCTGTGAAAAATGGATCAAACCTTCACAACCTGTTGTAACAGCAAACTCGACAGAAAAATCCCCACCGTGAAACAACACTGGAACAGTTACGAGTGGGGGTGGTGTGAATGTTGCGCCATTAATATCTGTACGTTCCACGCCGATCTGAATTTGTGCAGTCTGTGTGACCGGATCAAATGTTAAAACATGACCCGGAATGCATGTGTGAACATCTTTCATCAATTCACGAAATACTTTTTTATGTACTTGTAGGGATGAGAAAAATGGTTCCATAACTCACACATGATAGACTGACGATGCGGTTATTTTAGTATGATAGGGGTTGACAGTCACGTCACGGACGGTTGATAATAAACATGTGGTGATGAAAACGAGAGCCCCAACGTGATGTGGGTTGAAGTTGACGCAAATACGCTCGGTAGAGGCGGATGAAAATGCTCATGGTGACTGTATGAGTGTAATATGAAGTCCAACGAAAAGTGACACCTACCGTCACTACATCAAATTTATCACACTGGCCGATAATATCCATTTAGGTGTTTATTCGTTGTGTGGGGACATGACCGGCCAGTATGATATCAATTCTCGTAATTCTTCCCACGTCTTAATGCTTCAAATACCGGGGCAGTTGCCATCTGTTTAGTGATATAACCGAGATGCAACGGATCAAGTCCTGCATTTTGTGTGTATTCAATCGATGGTGAACTAAATAATATATAGTCACTCGGTTTACCGATTGCAATTGGTCGTAGCACTGCCATATATGTGTCGGTCAATGATTTACAACGCGATGCATATGGTTTGAAATACTGATACACATAATCCATCTGTGTAACACGGTCCATACGCGCCAGTTGTGCCGTGGTTGTGCCGAGTGATATAGCCGTAGCATTTGTAAATTGGATCAAACCTGTGGCACTTGAACCAGCTTTATTGCGTGTATCAGCTGCAAAGGTATACCCAGTTTCAAATGCCATAATAGCCATCAACCAGTCTGGATTTATTTTTAACTGTGCAGCCACATCTCTGACTTTTGCCCTGAATGGTTGATCAACAGCCCGACCAAAATTGATACTAGTAATACTGTTGGTTTGTGTGGTATTGACTGCACCAGCTTTGATACCTTCTAAACGTGCAGTCCATTGCGATCCGTGTGTATCACCAGAAAACTGCAGTGAGTTAATGTTGTACTCACCAAGTTTTTCAACGTCTGGGATATCCGTGAAATACATGTTACCAGTATTAAATGCTTTAAATTCTGTGTTTAATTCAAATCGGTCATTGATCTGATATTTCGGATCGAGTCGCATTGATACATCACAACCCACACCATCCGGTCCACCTGTAATTTCTGGAATACCTTCCATACCTGTAAACTGCGAGACAACATGTTTAACAGTGGTTCGTGTTTTACCATTACGAGTCACAATTAGACGATTACCGACAACCACGTATGAGAAGTCGTGAGCGTGAGCCAATGCGTCTAGATATGTAACGACATCACCGTTCATTACGTACCCGCGAGAATAGACCGGAATATCACTAAATTGATCTTCGTCGATAATCGGATAAGCGGGGATCTGTTTTGCGAGTGCTAGAATGATGTCATACACTCGTACACCCGCACCGAGTGACGCATTAATCACTCCACGTTGATCGGCTGTTACTGATGTACTGCATAACACGCGACACACTGTGGAAGCGCCATCACGCTCTTTAAATACGTTTCGGATCTGACCGTAGAAAATTGTATCAGAATTATTTTCATAGCCGGCACGGAATCGGAAATATTCCCCACGTTTGAACACACGAGCAATTGTATCGTTTGATAAATTGTAAAAACTGAAATCGCCAATTGAAGTGGTATCACCGGGATTAATCGAAATTTCGAAACGACAACGTAATGAATATCCGTCTGTACGCGAACTGATAAACTCTTTCCCGCTTACTTCCACACTCCATAGACGTTTATAATAGATAGTCATTCACTCACCCACACCAGATGATTATCAGTTCCGAGGTTATCTATTGTTGCTTCATCACCGACAAAAATTAACCGACCAATACCGGCCCGATAATTTTGAATAATGTCACAACCAGGTACAAGCATCGCACCAGACACAATTGATGTACCGTCCGAACTAATGTCCATTGACCAGCTCGGTGTGTCCGTATAACTGATATAATTTAATGTGAAATCCAGATAATTATCACCAAGTTGTACACTGAATGTCTGGTGTGAATTTGCCGCACCACCGGATAATGGGATCTCCTGCATTAGAAAATACTCCCAAGAACATTAGACACACTTGTGTTGATTGAGGACCCAACATCACGTAATGCTTTCTCACCTTTACTAATTAATCCTGAAATGCTGGTAGATGATACATCATTGCCAAACAGGATCAATTGTGTTGGTTGTCCATTTATCCAAATACGATCAAGCGTGATTAATTCCTGCAATTCAGCAGTAAATTCAAGACCGTTTTCATTTGCGGGTGTGCGTGGTCTGGTAATTCGTGTGATCACCATATTTTGCAGTGTAATGTCACCACAATTAACGGTAAATGGATCGCCAGATACCATCAACTGTACGAGTTTTTCAAGTGTTGCACCTGCCCGACCTTCATCGCTACCCGTTAAAAATCCAGCAAGTAAACCAGATGCAGCACTTAGAAATGGGTTATTCGTAAGATTGGATAGACCACCAGTGATAAAGTCTGTCGCACTTGCAGCAAGTGGAGTATTACTGACTGCAGCACGTAAACCATATTTGATGGGATTGGCGATCCGATGGTCCGAAACTCTCGCACCCGACTCAATCGCATAATTCGTGATGTCCACAGATAACTCTAAGTTATCTTCAAATACTGCTTCAAATACTAGTGTGGTATATGTTTTACCAACATGGGATGTGAAACTTGGACCACCTTTTGCAGTAAATAAACTGATCACACTCATAATTATTTCACCGTAGTTGATGTGATATCTTGGATCGCTTGTCGATTCTGTTCAGTCTGGAAATTAATCACACGATCATCAATAACTTTCCCATCCATTTCTAATGTGATGGGTGACGGTGTGACAGTCACTTGGATAGGTTGCATGCCACTATACGATGTGTAATAACCGCTAGTAACGGGCATCATTTGCGACGGTGTAGTTGGTCCTGCATCACCAGACCACCAACTATCACGTTTCCATCCAGCTTGTGCGGCTTCTTCTTGATTCAACCATCCAGCCTGTGTTGGCATAAATCCTGTAGCGTTGAAAATCCCTTGGCTGATCGTTTTGTCTAATTCAGCATATCCCGGGATATTTTCACGAGCAAATTTATCTCCCTCATTCGCTATCGCTACAGATGCTTCATACAATCCATATGTAACAGCGCCCCGACCCGCAACACCTGCGATTTTACCCATTCCACCGCCGATAATAGGAATATAATTAGCAAGTTTTGCAAGTGTTCCAAGTGTTGTACCTGCTGAAAGTGCCGTCACACTCAATGCGATTGCATCAAAATTGCGCGATACTGGTTCAAGTGCTGCGCCTACATCCTGATCGATAATAGACTTGTTTGCCTTATACCAATCATTTAGACCCTCAACCGTATCACTGATTCGCGGAAGTAATGATAGTGATATTTTATCGGCCACACCACCGATATTCTGTTCGAGTTGACTCGTAGACTGTTGAAAGCGGATCGACTCTTGAATCATTTCCTTAGTCATTGGACGAGCATTTTTAAATACCTGTAATGTTGCGTCCATTTCTTCACGTCCAGTGCTTAACAGACGTAATATTGCATCATCCAGACCAAGCGCACCAGCAGCATTAATGCGTTGTTGTGGACTCATACGCTGGAATTGATCGGCAAGCATTCGCATTGCTTCGGTGGCATCTTTTGCGTTTCGGATCGCTGCCGTATCAATACCTGCACGTGCTGCAGTAGCCATCCATCCTGCATCACCTTGTAAAATACCAGCCCGCATTTTTTCGATATTAGCAAGACTGGACATGGCTGATTCGGCTTGACCACCGTTATATTCAATGGCTCGACCCAATGCCATAACATCATCTGCGGCCACATTATAAACCTGACTAAATCGACCTACATCAGCCGCAGCATTTGCAAAACCTGTTGTAAGTGCTCGAGTACCAAACGCACCAGCAATGGCTGCACCAGCCTGTAACGCCTGTGATTTTACACCACCCAGACTGGATTGAATGTGATTCGACCCTTTGTCCAGATCAGCAGTATTCCAGCCAATACCTATGAGAAAATTTGTGAGAGTCTTTGCCATATCGGTGCGTTATAGTGATGTTTTCTACATTTTATCAGTTTGACACTTGACGCGCCCGTCATGAGTAACTAAGATTAAATCAAATAGAAGAGGAAATACATCATGGTCACATGTAAAACAGTTACACCAGATATGCAAGTTTCAAACTCGTTCATTACAGGTTATGAATCAATTTGCAACGCTCACAATGCATTACGCCTTAGTTACCCGTTCATTACCATGGAAACAAGCAACTGTCTCGTTATGATGGATGAGCAAGGAAGTCGCGTAATCCTGCAGGAGCACTAATTATGACTATATCACAAGCAAAAGAGCTGATGAGAAGGGGAAATAATATTTCTCATATTCTGTTCAAGAAAAACAGATACATTCACATGGTTAACAATAAAATTGTAAATGAAAAAGGTAATGATTGGAACGACCAATGGTTATTTTGTGAAGGTGAATGTTTGTTTTCTGACGGGTGGTATTTAAAATAAAAAGATCGGTTTATCAACTACCAAGGAGTCAGATCAATGAAGATATACTGGAAAGATATTTACGGTTACGGCGAGTGGCGTAACGAGTTAAATAACGCTATTAAACTGAAACAACAAAATTTCAGATGTGTTGCGGACGGTGTTGAATTGATTTGTGTGACCGTCTCACGACATTTCGGGGGTGGTCACGGTGAATCATCGTTTTCCGCTGATGTACCAATGTTTTTGAATGCTTATACACTTCAAAAAGTTAAATCGCGTATCACATTCATAGAGGTTGACGACTCACTATGCCACAATTAGATGAAAAAGGTGCTGCAAAATTGCGAACTGTTGAAGGTCATATCGCACGACTGGAACGGGAATTAAAAGCCGCGCAAGAAACACGGCGCGAATTAATCAACTATTACGGGTTAAATAAGTGTCACGACTCAACCGGCAAAGCATCGATAATGTCCCATAAAGCTTGATTGAATCTTTCCACATCCGCCAAACTGTACGTGCCATCCGATAACTCGGCCCACGTGCAAAGAGGCGGACATAAACGTGGAATACCTACGCACGGACGCATCAAATACCAATTTACTGTGGATTTTGCGCCACTTGACCCGGACGAACGTCGTTTACGACGCTGTCCAACCAGATAAAAAAATCAGCAAGATTCCACTGGATCAAACGCGACAACAACGTGTTATATTCGACCATATTACCCATGAAATCATTTACAGTGATTGGCACAGCTTTGATATCACCCGAAACACTAACACGGTTCATCAAGATACCTGCGACACGCTGTTTGATATCATATGGCATCGCCATAAACATTGGGATCAGAATACTATCACCCATTTCCGCACCAGATGTACGGGCCGTTACAAGCGCCCGTTCGAGAATTGGTTGTGTCACCAGCGATAATAATTCATCCTGTTTGACTGCCGAAGCCATCACACAATTGTATGATGTGCTCCCAATTGTAAATGATTCAATATGGTTCATTAGCCGCGTAACCCTGTCCAGTTCGCAAATTCGAGAATAAATTGATCGTCGCTGATAGTTGCACCACCACGACCACGTGTGCCGTCGTTGACAATTGCACCGTTTGTACCTACCGCGTTTTCAAGTGTCCCAATCACGGTAAAAGTGACAGTCATATTTGCTTTAGAGTTATATAACCCCTGCATATATGCCGAGTCTTCGGAACCTGGTAGAAAATACAAATTCACACGGCGACCCGGTAATGTACGATTGAAACGAGTTGAACCACCACCAAGACCACGCGTTACTTGGCTAATTGCGTCAATAGGTTCGTCACTGTATGGGGGATCTTGAGTCCCCCAATTGGACATAATACGACCGTTAATGGTAACAACCATCTGGTCCGTAGAAAAGTCAGGCAGAGCCATTTGTCATTACCCCTTAATATACTGTTACGTCTACAGGTGCTTCATGGATTGCACCAGCACGGAATACACGAATTCGGAGCGTCACAGCTTTACGAGCAGTGCGGTCAGAATCGGACAAGTCGAGAATTTCTTCCGGTTTGGTTAAGATCTCATAACCGACCGTGTATTTGTCGAGTCCATCATCTGGATCAGTATAATTACGTGGTCCGAGATAACCATTTGAAATGTATTGTTCACAGATACCACGTGCCGCACCAATTAACAAAGCCTGACCAACTGGTGTTTGTGGAACTTTCGTTGTGGACTTAGCCAATACGTTATATAGCGAAACTTTGAGCGCATTCACAAATACGTCAAGGTTTACAACGTCATCCATCCACTCGCCATATGTTGAGTGTGACCATGTATTGATCCATCTACCTTGGTCAGTGCTACCCTGCAATTCTGTGACGGTATAGAACATCGCTTTCTTGGTATCTTGCGTCATCGCTGCATATTCTGAATCTGTCAGATCTTCAGCAGTCACGCCAGGGGATTTTTTGAATTCGCCCGTAATTGTAGAATTCGCAACGGTATAATCAACACGCGCAAAATGTTTGCACAGTGCAATGCCGGCATATGGATCTGTTGCGTGTGTGGCGGTAAACGTGTGACGATTACCGGTGCTAGTCAATACAGTCGCAATGTCGGTGGTAACATTTTCATCACGAATAGCAGCACATAATGTGCTAGTCTGACAGTTCACAAACGCTGAACCGTTTGCTTCACACCACGCATCAATCAGCGCGACCTGTGCGACATCTGCGTATACATCTTTTGTAAAAAATGACCAGTACCACCAGAAAATGTTACGTGCTTTGTTCAACGTTGCAGTAATAGTTGCATCGAGTGAGTTTGTTCCCCACACGATCAAGCTATACACGGCAGGTGTGGAAGTGAACCATTTAGACGCGGCTTTATATGTTTCGGTGGTGTCTGCAAAATCGGTCGATAGTGCAGCAAGTGTTGAATAAGTTCGACGGGTATCAACATCAAATCCAACCGGCAGTTCAGACTCCGGTGCGAATAATGTAGCTAATGAAAAATTAGCTGAAGCGATACCGGCGGCTGAAATATAAGTGTTGATCGGAATGATCTGATTTACACTATATGCCATTTGTATGACTCCGGTTAGATTGCAATCACCGGAT